ATGAAGCAGAAACAGGAGAAAATACTATTGAGTTTATCCCGATTGGGGATGCTTAATAGAAGGCAAATACAGCACCTACACGACACGGGGAGCGTTCGGAATACTAACTATCTCATGCAGGATTTAAAGCCATACACGGACTATCTGGAACGCTCAAATGGGCGGATATATAAACTTAATCAGAAAGGAATCAATCTGTTAGGCGAAGGTACTTTGTTGAAATGGGGGAATGTGGAACACCGGATAATCAGAAACGATGTCTATATCAAATATCGGCCGGACAAATGGTTTCCGGAAACAGAAATCAAAGTGAAAGGCGTAAAGGTATTGCCGGATGCGGTGTTTCAATCTGGCATGACGTATAAAATTTTAGAGGTGGATCGTACCCAACGATGGTATAAGAACAAAAAGAAGATGGAGGACTATGCCAAGTTAAAGGAAACAGGTGCTTTCCAGAAACAATACGGACACTTTCCTACTATTATATGGGTGGTGGATATGGAGAGCAGGATTCCGAAGATTAAGCAGTTGGGAAAGGAGTTAGGGCTGTTGTGTGAGGTGTATGGAGTAAAAATGTGACCCGGTCACACCAAAGGTCACATGATTTATTCTTTGTATCGTTTTTGATAGGTTTTATTGGATAAGGGTGTTAAAGAAAAGCCTTGAAATGGCGGTTTTCCTGCACGTATCGAATTTTTGACGTTTATGATAAAATAAATTAATCAAAAATTGAAGTCCTTGTGTAGCAAGGAATCTGACGTTTTTTTCTTTTAGTTAGTCACAGCTTTGGTCACAGAATCAAAGATTTCAGCTGCTTCTCTTCTGGAATCATCATCAAAGTGGGTGTAAGTGTTCAATGTAATGGCCACATCACTGTGACCCAATCGCTCACTCACAATCTTGACATTGACTCCCTCTTGGATTAATAATGAAGCGTGGGTGTGTCGCAAATCATGGAATCGGATTCTCGTCACGCCTGCTTTTTCGCAAAAATGGTCCATTTTGTTCCGGATGAAAACAGTATGAATGGATTTACCATTACGGGTGGCGAATACTCCATTGTGGATGTTTGCGACCCAACTTTTCTTTTTGTACTCCTTCAATACTTCTACAAGGCTGTCGGAAATATAAATAGTACGCCTGGAAGAGTCTGTTTTCGTTTCCTTTCGCATATCGAAGTCCATGGCGTTTTGATGAAGGGAATATTTCACCTCGATCAATTTATTTGTCATATCAATATCCGACCACTTCAACCCTCTTATTTCGCCCGCACGCATGCCTGTATGCAATGCCAAGTAATACATGGTGTAAAGGGGCGGATACTCCTTCGCAACATCCAGAAACGCTTGTATTTCCTTCCTATCCCATATCTGGATATCATTCTTTGGAGTACGTTTCATTTTCACTCGATGCGGATTTGTCTTGATGAACTCATTTTCGATGGCGAAATCAAAAAAGCTTTTCATTGCCGTATAGCTTTGGTTATACCCGTGTGCGGAGTAACCTTTCGCCAACTCGTGATAAGCTTCCTGGATGTGATATGGTTTGATGTTTTCCAGCTGTTCTTCTTTGAGGTATTTGATAAACCGTTTGTACCCGGCCCGGTACGAATTTTGCGTACTTTCTTTAAGATGGGCCAGGTGTACTTCGTCCCACTTTTTCAGCAAATCAACTATGCCTACTTTAGAGGAATATAATTGTTTTCCTTCATTGATCTGATTAAGTATCTCTGTAATTTTAGCTTCTGCTTCCTTCTTGGTGCGAAACCCACTACGTCTGATTTGTTTTCTTTTACCCCGGTGGTCTTTTCCTGCATCCACCACAATGGAATATCCACTAGTCCTTTTTTGTATCGAGCCTCTCATGCTGCTTTTCCTCCTGTTTGTCTTTTGTTCCAACATACAGGATACCTTCCGATTTCACTTTAACATCCTTTTCCAATTTTTGAGTATAAATGACCAATTAGAACCAGTCCTTTCTTCTAGTTAGGAACACTTGTTCGTTAGTGGGTCTTATTATACTCTTATTTTCTCACTTTTTCCACAATTTTGGGAGCGATTACCCTTGCTCAAAGTGTGGTATTTTGCGACACTTTACGACATCTTTTTCATTTCTTTTATGATATGGGCATATTTGCGTATATCTTCAGCTGTCAATTCTTCTTTTTCCATGTCTTTTGGTAAAGTAATCCAATCTATATCTAAATCCTTCAATTCTTCTGGAAGCTCAACTTCGACTCCGCCAAATAAATAGGTTTCACTAATTCCATATAAATTACATAACTTCTCATATGTTTTTAAACTAGGGTTCTCCACTTTTCCTTTCTCTATTTTAGAAATATAAGAAAAATCTAATCCAGTCAATTTACCAGCATCTCTCAAATTATATCCTTTTTCTTTTCTAGCCTTCGATAACTTTTCCCCTATCTTTACCAAATCCATTTTTCCTCACCCCTTCCCTAAGTTTTACTACCATATTATAAACCAATAAAAAGAGGACTACCAAAAAAATAACGGAAAAAGTTACAGGAAAGTGTTGCATACATTACTACAAAGTGCTATTATTAAATCAAGCCAAGTGGTTCACAATACTACAAGGAGGTGTTAGTGGAATGGATGGAAACAAAATTAAACAAATTCGAATAGCAAAAGGTATTTCGCAAACCGAACTTGCCAAGATGATTAAAAGCGATCGTAGTTATCTCAACAAAGTAGAGAATAACAAGCAAAAAAATCCGGGCACAAAGTATTTAGCCAGGATAGCAGCAGCGCTCGACTGTTCCATCAGTGATTTTTTTTAATTAAATAGTGGCTCATATTACTACAAGGGAGAGGAGAACATGAAAATTTTAACACCGAAAGAAGTTGCGGAAATCCTGCAATGCAACGAAGAGCACGCAAGGAACATCATGTCATACCGTGACTTTCCAAGCTTCGCCATCAACAAATCCAAGAAAAGGGTTTTGAGAAGAGTTTATGAACATGACCTTCATGAATGGCTGGAGAAACAAAAGGATGGAGGTATTGCCTTATGATGCCAAAAACGAAAACTGATTGGTTTTACTCTATTGGATTCTTCGGTGTAACACTTGGATTTATCTTTTATACGCTTGTGACAGCGTAGACCCATATTGCGACACAAAAGGAGGTAACAAAATGGACACAGGAAGAATTATCGATGAATTGAATCGGTGGATAATACGAAATAAAGATTGCCGACCACAAGGAAAGTTGGATGATTATATCACTCTTAAAGATGCTGAATTATTAGTGCGTGAGTGCAAAGAGATAGAAAACAAAAACGAAAAAATGTTGAAGCACTTTAGGGAGATACACGACACCATAGAAGACGATTCTTTAAGCGATGAAGAAAAAATACAATCAATAATTATGAAAAACGTCCATTTTCTAATTTTAAATTAGTGCATAGTCCGAACATATTGCGAATAAGGAGGAGACAAAAAAGGGGTTAGATATCGAAACAAATTCACAGGACATAGTAGGGCGGCAAGGAGAGTAGTGGTAAAGCTTGGTTTAGTAAAGGAAGAAGAGATGTCGTTCATGAGCGATGATGATATAGCGAATCTGATTAATAAAGTTGTTGCTTCAGGAGACTACGAGTTATTAGAACTTGAAGAAGATTGGGTGTTGTACCCGAAAGAATATCAAGACAAATTCACATGGATTTGCAGATAAAAGGAGGAAACAAAATGAACACAACCCAAAAGCAAGTAGCATCCCTATACGGGAAAATCGCTCAAAAGTGTATGGAGTTAAGCATGATAAGTGATTTTCAATTCCATATATCCGGCACAGAAATTATTCGAGTTAACATGATTAGACATATCAACAACGAATGTTACCTCTACCAGACCAAACGCATCTACAGAGAGACTGCCGATGATTTGATTTACCAACTCGATCAGTTATACCAAACCCTATCCGAATCCGTGGAAGAAGGCGCACCTAAACGTGAATGGGTGGTGGAAATGGCAGCAGATTACTTAGACCGACATGAAGAATCATCCTGGCGGGAGGTATGCCGGATATTCGATTTAGAACGTAGCGACATTGACCATCTGTTTGCGAAAGAGGAAGAGGAAGAGGTTGCGGGATGGCCTAACCACCATCCGATACTTCAAGTTGAAGGTTTATTAAAAAGCGCAGGCATGTCATTTAAGGATTTCATATAAGGGGTAGCTCGCCAAAGTCATACCCCTTTGAAAAAGTATTCACGTTTATCTTACCACAGAAAGGAAGAATCGAAAATGAGCGAATCTCGAAAGCTTGTTTCTAAGCTGGCGAAGGTTATGTCAGAAGTAAAGTATATCGAAAAGAAAGGCTTTAATAAATTCCAAAAATATAAGTATGCTACTGAATCTGATGTTGCGGAAAAGGTGAGGGAAGTATTAGCTGAACAACATGTCGTCATGTTTCCTGATGTAGTTGAACATTCCACTAGAGAACACACTACTCGAAACGGAAATATCGAATATATCGCCACGGTCAAAGTAAAGTTTACCTTCATTGATGGAGAAACAGGAGAAGAGCTTGCTATCCACAGTATCGGGGAAGGTCAAGATTCTGGTGATAAATCAGTTTATAAGGCCATTACAGGTGCACAAAAGTATGCTTTGATGAAAGCCTTTATGATTCCTACTGGTGACGATCCAGAAGCTGATAATAACCATGGGAATTCTAATGAAAGCCAACCAGATCCCTTGAATGGAGAAATCACAACAAAATTTAGCGAAGCATTACAAGTGGTCGGAAATAAAGATAAGCTATATGAAATTTTAAACACCGATAAATCAGCTATGTCAAAGTTAATCCAATCAAAGAGCAAAAAGAACAAAGAAAACATGATTAAACAGCTAGAGGGCGTTATCAATGATAACCGACAAGCAGGATAGATGTCACTTTATTGGCGGGTCAGAAAGTCATTACATTTACATGAATTACGAAACAGCCACTTTCAAATCGTGGTGGAAAAACAAGTTGGAAGGGGTCAACGAGGACTCCTTCTCCAATCTAAGCATGGCAGTAGGAACCATATTGGAGCATGACGTTATCGCTTTATATGAACAAATAAACGGCATATCAGGCGAGAAAGATAAGCAGATGGTCAAAGGTATTGCCAGGGCTAACACAGACTATATACACGGCTCTAAGGTGTCTGATGTGAAGGTATCTAAGCAAGCTGCATCCTGGCATAAGAAAGGAAAAGTACCACTCAAATACAAGCGCCAACTAATCCATTATCTGTACGTTTGCGATTTGGATAAAGCATCCATCATCGCCTATCAATGTGACGAGGAACTAAAAGAAAATCCCTTTCTCCCACTAACAGAAGATAAGCTGTATGAAATTGAGGTAGAGGTGACAGAGGAAGAGATCAGGAAGCATCAGCAGTTAATTGAATACCTGGAATTTTGCAGAGACATGGGAGTGTACCCATCATGAAAACACTTCTCTGGATATTATTAGCCTATACGATGGTTGCTGTCGTATTCGGCAGCATCATCCTGATTTTTAGTTAGAGTAGACCGAAAAAGCGAATTAAGGGGATGAGAAAATGAAGGATTACTTTTACAGGGAAATTTCAAAGTGTTTTGACAATGTAATTTTTAGAAAATATGGCTCGGTCACTGTTGGTTTATTAGGCAACGATGAAGACACTGTAATGCAGTATGTTGCTTACGATATCCCTTATAGCGAGTACAGAGAAATGGATGCAGAAGAACAAGAGGGACATGTGAAAATAAGAAAAACTTACGATATATCAGACGTTGATTTCAACAATAAAATGAGTGTGCTACAAAAAATAAATGAGCTTGTGAGAAGTTTTGAAATGGAAGTTTACACTTAATGTTGTTACAGAGTCCGAAGAAAAGACGACATAAAGGAGTGATGCCATGAAATGCCCCATCTGCGACGGCAAGACAAAGGTAAAAGAAACACGCATTAAAGAACGTTTCTACCGCAGGAGAGAGTGCCTTTCCTGCGGAGAGCGCTTCACCACCTATGAACTCACCAAAATGGATGTGCTGGATATATTGGATGAACATCTACCGGAAAAGGCAGTCGATGACTTGGCGATTGTTTTAGATCAAGAACTCCCATCTCATGACATTAAAGTAAATATCCAAAATTGGAACAGGAGGAGAAATCATGAACAGCAGTCCATATGAACATGTCCGTAAAATTGTAGACCGGGAATTGAAGGGAGAGCAGCGACAGGCTGTATTGGATTATCTGGATAACCAACATGCGGAGATTGGAAAGCTGGAGAAAAGGGTGATGCCAAATGAAACTAAAGCCAAGGCATAAAGGAGAAGTATATCGGCCTAGAGCCATTGTACGCAAGGTTAAGAGAGGTTTGCCAACCAAGATAGAAATAGGTGGAAGGACATATTCTTTTGAAAGTAAATCACTGAAAAATGAGAATAAAAACTTGAAAGAAAAAGTCGCCAATTTGAGAAAAGAATTAGAACGTGTAGGGAGGGCTTAGAAATGAGGACTTTAAAATTTCGTGCTTGGGATAACGTTAAGAATCGAATGTTGTATGTGGGAGAAGAATCAGATATTGTTTTCGAGCCTACAGATACAGGATTCAAAGCAGTGGATATTGCGCATGAAGAAGGAGAGCCAAATTACTATTTAGATCATCTCGAATACATGCAATACACCGGACTAACTGACAAGAACGGCAAGCAGATTTATGAAGGGGATATTGTAGAAGCTACTGATTATATGGACGGATTAAAAGAGCTGCCTGGCACAATTACCTCACGGGTTAGTTTTAAAAATGGGTGCTTTGAGTTAACTGACCATATTTATTCTTTAAATAGATTGCTAACCAATTATGACGAGTTAGAGGTTATCGGCAACATATACGAGGACAAGGAGCTGATACCATGACCCAACACACCTGCCCCGATTGCGGAGACATCACCACCAGGCCACAGCCATACCGGGATAAACTTCTCTGCCAGCTATGCTATGTGCAGATACCGGAGGAGGAGCGTACACGGGATATATTGGAGGGGAGAGCATGGGCGAAATAAAGGATTTCAAGCCATATGAAGTAGTTGAGTTTGATTGGGGAACAGCAGTCCGTCACAGGAATGGTAAGTGGGAAAAGTTATTCATCAGTCCGGACGGCCAAGAGATAGATGTAACCAATATTGAAGTTATCTTGCATGGTAACGGAATTGAATTCATTTAGGAACACCAGTTCTAATGAAGGGTAAAAAAAGAGGATTATTCCTCTTCTTCATCAAGATAAAGCAGATCACCAGGCTCGCAATCAAACAGTTTACAAAGCCTGTATATCGTATCAAAAGCAATAGTGCTGCTCTCTTCATTAAACAACTTGGAGATGGTGGTTCTGCTCAACCCCGTTGCTTCATGAACATCTTTAATATTCATTTTCTTTTGCGCCATAAGGATACGCAAATTATTTTTGACTATCATTTTGAAACACCTCTTTAACTTATTAGTATATTCGTAGTGTACACATTCATACCTAATAAATAAACTTTTTCGCAAATAATAACCACATAGTTGTTTACAGTAACCATATAATAGTTTATACTTATATTCAAGGGGAGGGAAAATAATGCCAAAACAACCAAAAGAAAAAGTTGAAAATGTTGAATTCAACTTACACGAACTTATGGCTAGAAAGAAAATACGAAAAGTAACTGATCTAGCCGAAGTAACTGGAATATCTCGCACAGTCCTTTACGACTTGTCAAACGGCAATAAGCGCTCTGTACGATTGGATACATTGGTAAGAATTTGCAAAGCGCTAGATTGCGAGATAGGAGATTTAATTAAGTTAAAAAGAGAGGTGTGATAAGTGGCAAAAGAAGCATATTACTTTTCGCATGATGCTAACGCTAGGCAAGATGAAAAGATTTTGATGTTAAGAGCAGAACACGGTTGGGAAGGTTACGGCATTTACTGGGCCTTAGTTGAAATGATGTTTGAAAGTAGCGACTCTGCTTTACATCATCAAAAGGTAAAAGGGATAGCCGTTAGTTACAACATAGATATAACACTGTTAGAAAGTGTTATTAACACATGTATAACAGAAGATTTATTTGTTAGTGATGGAGAAAAGTTTTGGAGTGACAGTCTCAAAAGAAGAAAGAACAAATACCAGGAATTGAAAGAGAAGAAAGCGGAAGCTGGCAGAAAAGGCATGGCTAAACGGTGGGGAAATCAACAAAACAATAACACTGTTATATCAGATGATAACAACACTAATAACACTGATATAACAAAAAATAACAAAGGAAAGGAAAGTAAAGAAAAGGAAAGGAAAGAAAAATATAGAGATTATGTATATCTCACCAAAGATGAATACGAACGTCTTGTTTCCGAATACGGTCAATCAGTAACAGATTCCAAGATTGAGGATTTAGACACATATCTTAGCAACAAAGGAAAAAACAAATACAAAGATCACAACAAAACAATTCGTAACTGGATGAAGAGAGATGGAGTTAAGACTCTCGAAGAACAAAAGCCGAAAGAGAAGAACGAAGATGAAAAGCAGCATGAACGCATCCAGGAATTAAAGGCTGTCAAAAGGTTATCACGTGCTTATTATGAGATGACCAATGAGGGACACATATACGATGAAGCGGTAAAGGAGTTGGAACGTCTTGAACAACTTTGAACTCATTAAAGACAAAGTAAAACTATATGACCTATTAGATGCAGACCTGGAACTAAAAAAGAGTGGACGAGTTCATAAGGCGTTATGTCCATTTCATGACGAGCGCACACCATCCTTTACCTATTATCCGCAAAGTGATACCTTTCATTGTTTCGGTTGTCACAAGGGTGGCACGGTCATTGATTATGTAATGGAAAAGGAAAACATCAAAGAGCCATATGAAGCAGTCGCCTTTATTGCAGATAGAAACAATTTAGTGATCGAGGGATTTGACAGGGAAGCGATTGAACGAAAAAAAGAAACGGTCAAAAAGAACCGTTCCCATGCTGCCGAGAATTTCCGTAACAGGAAGAAAGCCGAACAATTCTTGGCGGAACGCGGCTTCCAACCTGATACAACAAAAACATATGGTATTGGTTACAGTATAGCACAAAACGCTATATACATACCATACCTGGACACATACGGGAATGTAGTAGGCGGCACTTATCGTCACTTGGAAGAAGGAAAGCCCAAATATGAAAACAGCGCAGAAGATGAAGTATTCAAAAAATCTGAACTGTTATACGGATTGGATAAAGCACGTCACCATATCAAGGATAAAGTTTTCATCGTAGAAGGTTACTTTGATGTATTGGCTCTTTATCAGATGGGTTACAAGGAATCCGTTGCATTTTGCGGCTCATACCTAACAGACGGACAAGCATCTTTGTTATCTAAGTATATACAACGAAACACCAAAATATACCTCATTCCCGATAATGATAAAACAGGATTGCAAAACGTTGGCCGGAACATCAAAACATTGCGAAATAAGATTAGGAGCAACCCGATCAGTGTCATCAAGTTTCCAGATGGAATCAAAGATGCAAATGACGTATTGAAGTACGGGGCGCATGTAGATGATTTTGAATCCGAACATCATGAACTCTTTTTACTTAAACAAGAATTAGATAAATGCCTGGAGCAAGTGGACGAATACGAAACAGCTAAAGATTTTGTGAAGTACACCACCAATAAGATGATACGAGCAGAAATGGCTGATTATCTGGCGGAAAGATGGAGTAAATCAAAAGAGCTTGTATTCGATTACATGGAAACAGATGAAAGCACCATGGATAGAGCAGACGATATTCAAGACTTCTCCACCATCAAAGAGAAATTCAAAGTAGCTGCCAGGGATAGCGTTCATAATCGAGTATATTTCAATCTCAAAAAGCCTGACTTGCAAGTGAAGGGCATGAAACGGAAAGAAGTCGCTTATCTGATGGGTAGAGCTGGATCAGGTAAAACAACTTTCATTTTGAACTTTATCTATAACCTGGTATTCAAACAAAGCAAAAACGTTATATTCAACTCTTTGGAATTGGCAGGGGAGAACATTGCTCCTCAATTAATGCAGATACACCTTGACCAAACGGAAGAAGCAGTAACGGAATTGATGTTGAATGATGACCCGAGTCTTGACCCGATTTATGAAACGCTGGACAAGCATTTACGAGTGATTGACAGAAGCGGTCAAAGCCTAAAGGACATTGAAAACTATGCCAATGAGTGTAATGAATATCACTTTGACGGACAAGTGGACGTTATCATGATTGACTACTTCGGTTACATCAAGCGAGAAGGAAAAAGAAGCAGTTACGACGAGTATTCGGAGATTGCTAGAGAAATAAAACAGATGGCAAAACGATTAAACTGCTTGGTATTCGTTTTAACACAGACAAACCGATCCGGCGGAGATGGAAGCGAACCACTCACAATGGATGCGGCCAGGGACTCCGGAGCTATCGAGGAAAGCGGAGATTATGTATTCGGTGTATATAGGCCGGCAGCCAAGGCGGAGGTAGAAGAAGCTGATAAAACTCCTGACTTTGACCATGAATATTATCTACAATACCTCAAAAACAGATGGGGCGGCGTTGGAAAGAGCCTATTACACTTTGACCCTACCACAAAGCGGATAACGGATTTTGATGAATGGAAAAAGAGAGTTTATTAAGGAGTGAATCCATGAACGATTACGAAAAGGAATATCAATTCTTGATGACGGTAGTAGCTGAAAAACTGGAAAACGGGGAGCTGCATGATGAAGGAGTGCAAGCACTCATTAACAAGGTGGAGAGAGTGTACTTCCTTGGATTCCAGGCAGGACGGGAGCAAGAAGAAAAGTATAGCAATTACAAAGAATCAAACGTTAATCATCCTACTCATTACCAAGGCAAAACAGAAGTGATCGACATCATTGAACAGGGGGTGGAAGGGTTGCAAGGACTGGATGCCTTCTGCATGGGAAACGTCATCAAATACGTTATGCGGCATGGCAAGAAAGGCGGCAAGGAAGATTTGGAAAAAGCAAGCTGGTATCTCAATAAAGTAATCGAAGGAGATGGACAAGATGCTAAACGAATTCAATCCAGTCCCAAAGCCGAAGCACAAGCGTAGCACACCGAAGAAGAAACAACGTGGCGCAATCTCACAAAAGGAATATGACAAGACGGTTGAACAACATGGAGCTTTTTGTTTCTGGTGTGGCCGAGGAGAAAACCTGGAATGTCATCATGTGATACCTAAAGGATTCAGCAGATACCGGAATGGACGGGGGAAATTCAGGAATTTAAGGTTTCTCTGCAAGGAGCATCATGACCAGGTAGATGGCAGCGAGGAAATGAGGCAGGAGTTGGAACAGTACCACAAGACATTATACGGACCACACTTCTACAAAGATGAATACGATTTGATGGCAGAAGGCTTGATTACGGATAAAGACCAATTTGAAAAATTCATGAAGGGAGAGGAAGCACGTGTTAAGAGACAAGGATATAGTCCTGAAGAATGGTGAGAGCAGAATGTATCAGGTGGAAGGAAATGTGGTGGATGTCAGCGGCACAAAGGCGGTCAAGTTGAAAGGCGAAGGAGATAAGCTGTTTGATGTGGAGCTGCTGCAAAAAGTGGACTTTGGAGTTGAGTGGTAATGGCGAAAATCGTGATATGCAAAGAGTGCGGAGAGGAAGGGAAGCATCGTGCGTTCGGATTGTGCAATCGCTGCCACTGGAAACAAGCGAAAAAGAAGAAATTGGAGAAACCCTGGTCACAGGATGATCTCGAATATATCTGTAAATTCAGCTTCATTGGTGACACCATGCTTGCCGAAGGTATTGGACGACCGACATGGAGCGTGACAGCCAAGCTGAAAGAGCTGAAAGCGAATGGCAAGTATGAAGAGTATATCAAATCTTACTTGAAGAAGATGGCAGAATGAGTAGGCCGAAACGATACATCATCTGTCCGGTATGTGAAGAAGAACAGGAACACCATAGCAAAGGGTGCTGCAAGAAATGTTATTACAAGGTATGGGCGAAAAATAACAGGAAGCCAAAACCTAAAGCGATATGGTCACAAGACGATCTGGAATATATATGCGCTTATGAAAAAGTGGAGACACCCAACATGCTGGCTATCGGGATTAGAAAGACCGTGAGTGAAGTATTGGAAAAATTGGACGAGTTGAAAGCAAACGGTATGTACTGGGAGTATAAAAAATCATACGAAAGGAAGTTAGAGGAATGAGTGAAGCACAACCGAAAGAAAAAAGAGTCTTGCTAACAGTCGGTAATTGCAGAGTCAGAGAATACGACAGTCTGAATGTCCAGATTGAGCGATATGAAACGTACTACAACCCAAAAACAAAAGAACAGACACAGGGATGGAAATTTAAAGGCTATTCCGCAACCATTTTAAGGGCTTTGCTGACCATCCAGAGGGATAACCTTCTAATCAATCAAAACGCTGTCAGCGACTTGGAAACGTATCTAAACGAGGTGCATAAATCCAACGAACAATTAAAAGAAGCGATCGAGGAGGTAGTGTGATGAGTGAATGGCTTACTACTGGAGAAATGATTGATAAGTTAAAGATTGGTGAGGTTGCAAAGTTACAAGAAAATTTAGAATTATCAGATGAAGAAGGAGTGTTATTTGACCGGGTTTTCAAGGATAATGATGGAGATATTTTGTGGTGTAACGAAGATAAAACAATACAAGCTGCAACACCAATTATATTGTATGGTCACACTCTGAATTGGAAATGGCGTATCCTCGAAAACTATGTATCTTTTGAAGAAGCAATGGCTGCATTAAAGGCGGGAAAGAAAGTTGAATTGCACCGTAAAAGTTATCCGGAAAAGACGGTGTTCAGAAATTGGTACACACTTGAGACTAGAGAAGACTTAACTTTTTCAGATTTATTTAGCGGAAAATGGACGATAGAAAATGACTAAAATTTATGTCCGAGAAACACTAACCAGGAATACAGACGGTGAGGAATTGGTAGTGGTTAGGACATATGAAAGCAAACCTTTAATTTTTGACTATATTGTGTTTGTGAGGCAATAAGAATCCGACTCTAATTATGAGTCAAGATGGTAAATGACACAAGAGAACAAATATTCCCATTAGAAGGTGACTAAATGGAGCTATTCAGAGGAATGAAATACGCTTTACTACCTTCCCTGATCCTATGGGCTATCGTCATAAAGATTATTACTTGGATATTTTAGGAGGAGATTGAGTGAGAAACCTTTTCTCAGTATTACTATCTTTCCCGCTTTATTACCTGGTGTGGAATTCAGAACAATTATGGTTTTTGGTTCCGTTAGTCTTACTTCAAATATTAGCAGGACTTAATTTTGAAATTGGGAGGAAATATTAATGAGTTTAAATCGTGTAATTTTGGCTGGCAGGTTAGTACGTGATCCGGAGCTTCGTTATTCACCTAATGGAGTCGGTGTCTGTAACTTTACTATAGCTGTCGGAAGAAACTTTAAGAGCAACAATGGACAAGATGCCGATTTCATCAACTGTGTTGTATTCAAAGGCGGCGCTGAAAGTCTGGCTAACTATCAGAGAAAAGGAAACTTGATCGGGGTGGATGGGCGTTTGCAGTCACGTTCTTATGATGACAAGGACGGTAAGAAAGTATTCGTTACAGAAGTTGTGGCTGATTCTGTTCAATTCCTGGAATCGAAAAAAGAAGGCAACCAGCAGCAGAATGATAAACCATACGGAAATGATGCTGAACCAACTAACCTGGATGAATCTCAATTACCGTTTTGAGGGGGATTATAATGGATTGCTCTAAAGCGACTAATAAACAGTTATGGATCATCTTTCAAGAGGATTGGGACGTTCCAAAAGAATTAATGAAACCTCTTGTAGAAGAAGCGTTCCAAAGAAACCTATTTGACAATCTAATCAAGCATCTAATCAATAAAATGTTTAACCGCTTTTCCAACATGAGGAGATACCACTTCAAAGATTTATTCCAACATGGATATATAGGTGTGGTGAGTGCATTAAAGGCATATAAACCGGGCAAGGGTTCTTTTAAGACCTTTGCCTACCTCACCATCAAAGCAGAGTTTCTAAAGCTCATAGTTAAAGAGAACAGCCAAAAAAGAGAACATGAAAAAGACATGATTTCCCTAAATGTACCACAGCATGACGATAACGAAACCAGCTTCCTGGATCAACTGGCAGATAATAACCGAAATGTAGAGAAAACAGTATTAAGCAAAATGTACTGGAGAGAAGAATTAAACAAGTTATCTCCAAGAGAGCAGGAAGTCCTTATTTATTTCTCACAAGGATATACCCTTAGTGAAATGGCTGAAATGTACAAATTGAAATCATCAGTCAGCTTGCATCGGCAAATGAACAGAGCTTTTATGAAGTTGAATCCAAACAGACCGAAAGTGAGTCTCAAGGAGTTGGGGATTGTGACCAGGAGAAAGGATATGGTCGGGGCATGAACCAAACAACGCTTTATGACTTTATAGAGGACATCCCCCAAGAAGGTGACATTATCGAAACCAGAGAAGGAAAGATAAGGATTTTAGGACGGACTACTACTTGGGGCGGAACAGAACTAATGCTTTATGCGGATCCAAAGAATTATTTAAAAGGTGTACTGATGGATGAAATAAACGAATGGAGGGAGAAACTTTGAAAGTTAAAAGACTAAGGGAATCAGCAGTCATTCCAACATACGCAAAACAGTTTGATAGTGGATTTGATTTAGTAGCTGCCGAAGATGTGGTTATTGCACCAGGAGAAACAAAACTTGTACCCACTGGATTGGCTTTCGAGATACCAGAAGGATATGAGATACAGGTAAGACCACGATCGGGAATGACACTGAAAACGAGATTGAGAGTCCAATTCGGAACTGTGGATGCAGGGTACCGGGGAGATGTAGGAATCATCGTAGACAATATTTCTCGAGACAATTGGAGTAATGCCGCGAGACTCATAAACAATTCTTATGCATATGAAACATTAGATGAATGTATCCCTGGTTCATATTTAATCAAAACAGGGGACCGGATAGCACAAGGAGTTATAGCGGCAGTTGAACATACCACCTTTGAAGAAGTGGACGATCTGAACGAAACGGAGAGAGGAACAAACGGTTACGGGAGCACCGGGATATGAAAGTTCCAGTACGAGAATGGGATAAACGCAAATTTGTCAGGGAGTGCCGCAGGAAAGAAGCAGACGGATATGAATGTGTAAGAGGGATGAAAACTATATACGTTTATCATAAGCGATTTAAACAATACAAAAACAGCTATGAGTTCCAGGAGAAAGAAGAAGATGCCTATTATGAAGCGATATATGAGAAAAAGGAGATGGAGAAATGAACAATACAGAAGCTAAATTAAAATATACAGAAAACCAGCTACTTAACGAACGCCAGCGCCGATTATGGGCGGAGAACGATAAAGAGAAAGCAGAACAAATGAACGTAAATCTATGGACGGCAATAATCCTCATGGCAATAACGATTATCATGTTGGTGCTGTTCAATGGGTAAGGCGAGCAGGGACAAAGGGCAGCGCAGGGAACGGGAATTTGCAGAGTTGATCGGTGGGAGGAGAATTCCTCTCTCCGGCGCTCAAGACGGCTTTCCGAACGATGTAGAGGGAATGGGTCTCCAATGGGAAGTAAAAGCCAAGAAGGACGGTTATAAGACGATATATGACTATGTATTGGATGAACGGGAGAAACCGGATGCAGTAGCTTTAAAGGCAGACAGGAAACCATGGTTAGTGGTGATGACTCTGGATAAATTTAAGGAGCTGATGGGTGAATGATCTGGTATTTACTCCGCAATAAAGAAGGACAAGAGGTACGGACGGACGACTACGGGAGAGTAGCCTACTGGCAGGGGTTAGGATATATCCTCATGAGCGAGATAGACCTATCGGATGCAAGCAAGTGTAAGGAGGGGCAATCATGAAAATATTGACAAACTCCCAATATGAAACCCTTGTGAGGGATGCGCTTGAATCGGGATATAAAAAGGGATGGAACCAAGGTTTTGATGATGGTTATCAAGAAGGAATGAAAGCTGAAAAGGAAGGCGTTCACATTAACGGTACGGGTCTATACTACTTCAATAACGAGGAAGTGAAAAACAATGCTTGAACTGGCATTGTGTATCTTTTGCCTATCTGGTGCTGTGCATGATGGAGGGGGATTGAGATGAATTTCATAGTACAAACAAGCCAAAAGAAAACGGAACGACGCGACTCATTCGGAAGACCGCAATTAAGCGATTGGGATACTCATAGCGAATTCACTTCATTTCCATTAGCAGATGCGGAAGCGAAAAGATTGATAAAGGAAACTCCATTAGATGCTGAACAAGTGAGAGTGGTTGAGGTAGTGGCTAATTATTCATCACATATTGTTGTTGAGACAAAAAAGCGTGATGAAAATGGCTGAATTACAAGAAGTAGTAAACATGATGATGGAAACATCAAAACGAATCGACAAAGCGACACGCACCATCTACAAGCTGGCTGATAAGAAAGCAGAAACAGAAAGAGTGTATAGATCATTGCTCGCACAAGAAATCATCAAACTGAAAGAACAGGGGATGCCAGCAACACTAATCGCAGACGTAGCCCGTGGTAACATGGCGCTCATGAAATTTGAACGGGATGCTGCAAGGGATGTATTCAACAGCGCAAGGGATAGCTTGAGGGCGTTGGAAGTGCAGGCATCGGTTCTCCAAACAATAAGTAGATACAATTCAGATGTGTAGGGGGGGAGTGACATGGAAATAATGAAGAACTATTCTGATATAACAGTAGAGATTGAACTAATCAAAGAACAGATTAAATTTACGGAATGGGAATTGGAATATTGGTTCGGAATTAAATTCCATGACGAAAACATTGATGGAATACCTCTCGCTAGTAAGGGCTCCTTCAAATACGGAACGGAAACAGCATTAATCCAGGCTCAAAAGAAACTAACTTCTCTCAACAAACTATACGAGCAATTAGAAAGCTACGAGAGCGCAAAAAAGAAAATGGATAAACTTATACATGCCTTAGATGGACTGGAATACAAAATAGCATATAAACGGATTGTTGAAGAGAAAACACATCAAGAAATAGCAGACGAGCTTGGTTACACGCATGATTACATCAGAAAAAAATGGTCAAATTATCAAAGAACGCACATTGATAACACAGAAAGTATTGTAAAATTATAATATCATGGTAGTATAGAAAGTTTATACGATATATTGATTTCACAACAATCTTAGCAAACGGGAGTTGTAGAAGGCAACTCAATCCCAACCACTTACCTGACTCTGGATCGGGTAGGTGGTTTTTAATTTGAACGGATGATGAAAATGAAACTACGAGAAAACGAATACGAGCAACTATGCAAAAACTGCCCATTCCTGCGTAAAGGCTACAAGCGAGTATGCACATATGGAATGGGATGCTACAAGAAAGCCTTATATAATCAAATTCTCCATCAGAGGAGGGGAAACGATGCTTAGAATAGCGAAAGATTCAGGGTTAACGGATGTAGTATCAGATGATGGGAGCAACCCGATCCAAACGCAACACCCGATTAGCGGAAGCTCCGAAACCATCCAAGCATACCTATTCAACGATGACAGCACAAAACGGTATGAAAGCATCACGATAACACCAGAGGACACGACAGATACAGACGAATCATCCTGGATTGAATTATCCTTAGATGGGACGAATTTTTCTTCATCCATCAGTCCTGCTGACATATCCGATACAAGCGCACATGCTTTTTATGTAAGAGTCACCACTCCGAGCGTATCCGATACGCAAAACAAGACGGATATTAAGTTATCTGTCACAGGTACGGAGTTTGCTGTCTGATGAAGAAATCCATCCGTGGCAGATTGAAGGCGAAAACACAGGCGGATAAGGATAGCATCGTCAAGAGTATCAACAAATATGAACTATGGAAATTAGATACACAGGACTTTACAGGGGATGAAACAGCAGAGCCTTCTTTCAACTTTGAAGCATGGGTGAACACGGAAACCGATAAGAATAACCTCTTCTCCGACATGAAAAAGAAAGTCGATGAATTATCAGGGGAAATTGATTGGCATGACTGCACCCATGACGAGAAGGAGAAGAAACCTTGTAAAATAGCCGAGAAGTATGAGAAGAAGGTGAATTAAAATGTACCTTCAAATGGATGGTGTGGATGATAAGCTTTCTCTTCCTTCTATGACTCTCAAGGATATCGTGATGGACATAGAAATATCTGATTCTAATGAATCAGGCCGTCATGATTATGCTGATTATGGAGGGGATACCGGAACAACTGCACAATTTTACAGACAAGATGGAGATACAAAGGAAAACGCAAACACTTTTTTGGTGGATGGTGTAGAAAGAGCAGAAGTTACACCCTTAAATAGAGTAACTCTAAAATTAGTGGGTTGGATTGATTATACAGGTCCAGGTACTATATTTTCACACCCCGTTAACCCGTATTTTATGAATGGTAAAATTTGGGGTGTCAAAGTCTATGACAATTCCGGTTCTTTAGTCGCCCATTACGACATGTCCACCGGAACCGTACAAGACCAATCAGGAAACGGTAACCATGCTACCTTATACGGCGGTACATGGGTAGATGACGGTGGAGGAGAAGAACCGACAGGCGAGGAAGTATCTTACACATACGACATAGAAAACCGTCTGTATGCAGAACGCACAAACAGTTACGACATGAAGCAATCCATCTATGAAGAAGTGATAAACTCCTTTGATGCCAAAATCGACATGTATCAGGATATAAGCCAATCCTACAATACAGCGCAAATCATCTATGAAACCGTAACGAACCTATACGATACCTTCCAAGAAATATACAGTGACAGCATCGTAAGGACATGGAACTATGACTTATCCCTTTCTCTTTATGCGGAGAAGGAACATATATACGATACAAAGCAAGCATGGTACACCAATCAAGAAACCCTGGCAGACTTGGAACAGGCGATATATAAGGCAACCACAGCAGAAGGAGATATTAACCTTGTCATCTATGCAGACAGGCAGGAGACAATAGACACGCTCCAGGAGTTATATAATCCTGTTAGCTACGAATACGATACAAGGCAAACCTTCTACGATGAAGATAAGTCGATAGTCAGGCGCATACGGCTGGAGGGAGAAAGAAACCTCAATGTGTATGTGGCAGGGGAAAGGCGATTGAACGTAACCATCCCCGGAGAAAGAAAACTAAACGTCACGGTAAAGGGCGTGATTCAATGATAACGATGTATGCAGGAGATACGCTGAACATTACAATTCCTGTAACGGAAAACGGAAACCCGGTCGATTTATCCGGTGCTACGGTAAAGTGGAGACTGGATGACATAGAAAGAAACACGGCTACGATAAACACGAATGACTTTGTGGTGAAGATTGTTCCTGCTGATACGGAAGGGAAACATGGTAACTTCACTTTTGAGGCGGAGATAACCGATCAGGCGGGGAATGTGAGTACGGTGGTGCAGGAGAGAGTCTATATAATGAAGGGAGAGATAACATGAATTATGCAGTAGTCATAAAAGAATTAGGGATACACGAGGTATCTGGTGTTAATTACATTGCATTTGCGGAGGGAAAGACTATTTTCTACGGTGAAGAAGATAAAATACTCCTTGCGATAAATGATGATGAATTGAATCTGTTTTATTTGTGCGATGAGGGTGTCGAGCAATGACTGATTTGGAGATGATATACAAAGCTCACGGCTATGATAGCTTAGAAAAGTTATACAACGCTTTGAGAGATGACATTATTTCAAGCGCAAAAGAAAAACAACCCATTGACTATATAAACGAATCATATCAATAACCTGGAGGGGATGGAATGAACCATATAAACAGAGTGCTCCGGAATGAATTAGAAAGATTGGAAACAGATAAAAACTGGGCCGATAAACACAGGAGAGACTTATTGGACGAATTGAAAAGGAACGGCAAGCATATCAAGGAACTGGATAAGAGAATCAAAGAAGTGAAAGAAGCCTTGCCTGATTATGATACAAGCCCTAATTGTGATTCGGTCATATGGACAGATAAATATACAAGGAAAGATTCACCCGAAATACAAGTAACATTAGACGGTAGAGAGTTCGCTGAAAAGGCAATTGAATATATTGACCCCGATCAAAAAATATTCAGGAAAGTGTAAATCATAAACGAATAACCAGTTACCTATAAGGTGGGAGGGAGGCTTATAAGGATATGGCGGGTAGAAAATCCAGATGGGAAGAATTAGAGATGGATGATAAACTCTTGCTTGTTGAAGGATGGGCGAGAGATGGACATACCGATAAAGACATGATGGAAATGTTAGGTGTGAGTCATGATGTGTTCTACAAATGGAAACGAGAAAAGAAAGAATTTAATGATGCCTTAAAAAAGGGCAAAGAGGTTGTCGACCGACAAGTAGAAAATGCTCTGCTTCAATCTGCATTAGGGTTCCGATACCAAGAACAGACAGTCACGAATAAAGGTGATGTGGTAGACGTTGAGAAGTACGAGAAACCGAACACGACAGCTCAAATATTCTGGTTGAAGAATCGAAAGCCGGATGTGTGGAGAGATAAACAGGACATTAAGCATGAGGGAGATTTAGGGTTAAACGTGGTGGTTGATTATGGCGACGATGACGAAGGTTAAAGTCGGATTTAATAAGTCATTCAAAGAAGCTAACCAATCCAAGAAACGTTACCGCATCATGAAAGGGTCTGCCGGTTCTGGTAAATCGGTGAATGTGGCCCAGGATTTCATTATCAAGCTATCCGATCCAAAGTATAAAGGCGCTAACTTATTGTGCGTTCGTAAAGTGGATGTATCTAACAGACATTCCACCTTCTCCGAGCTAAAAGGTGCTATCAACAAGATATACGGGGATAAGGCAGATAATTACTGGTATGTGAACGAAAGCGCCATGACATTGAAATCATTGGTTACAGGGAATGAAGTTATATTCCGTGGTGTGCAGCATGAGAAAGACAGGGAGAAACTAAAGTCTATCAACTTCCCGAATGGTAAATTGACTTGGATATGGATTGAAGAAGCTACCGAGCTATATGAAGCAGATGTGGATATACTGGATGACCGTCTGCGTGGGATACTGGAGAATCCGAATCTTTATTATCAAATCACCATGACGTTTAACCCTGTATCTGCACAGCATTGGATTAAGAAGAAATACTTCGACTATAAAGACGATGATATATTCACCCATCATTCCACTTATTTGAATAATCGCTTCATTGACGAAGCTTATCATAGACGGATGGAACGAAGGAAAGAGCAAGACCCGGAAGGTTACCGGATATACGGTCTTGGAGAATGGGGAGAAGTTGGTGGATTAATCCTGACCAACATTAAAATCCATGAGTTTGAATCAGACTTATCAAGATTCGATAGTAAGATATATTCGCAAGACTTTGGTTATAATCACGCTAATGCAATCCTCGATCTTGGATATAAAGATGGGGATATTTTTGTGTGTGATGAAATATACGAGTATGAAAAAGACACAGACGAATTAATCAAGATTGCAAATGAAAGAGGATTGAATAAACGGTTGCAAATGCCCTGCGATTCTGCTGAACCAGACCGTATAAAAATGTGGAAAAAAGCAGGATATAGAGCTTACCCCGTTAAAAAGGGTCAAGGTAGTGTGAACGCACAAATTGACTGGTTAAAGCAACGCACAATCCATATTCATCCAAGGTGCGTGAATACCATCAAAGAGATACATCAATGGAAATGGCGCAAGGATGAAAAGTTAAATATATATCTGGATGAACCAGTAAATATCTTTGATGATGCCATGGCAGCTCTTAGATATGGTGGTTCCCATTACATGAAACCGACAATGACATTCGTAAACTAAAGGCAGGTGAAAACATGTACCCTAATGAACCCACTCACACAGAAGAGTTAATCCAAGCCATAGAAGAAAACTCTCCCCGAATAACGGATATCCTAAAGGCATATATAGACGAACACGACACGACAGACATGCTTGAAGGGATAAAGTATTATTACAAGGAAAACGACATCACAGAGCGCATTATTTACAAATATGACAATGACGGCGTTAAGCATCCTGACTATGAAGCAACCAACAACAAGCTGGCATCCGGCTGGCATAAGCTGTTGGTTGACCAGAAAACCTCTTATCTTGTAGGTGATCCCGTTACGATAGGCAGCAAGACCGACCAGGATATAGAAGTTATCCTTGATACATTGGGAGATGAGTTTGACGATACATTACCGGAATTGGTGACTGCTGCATCCAATAAAGGGGTGGAATGGCTGCATCCTTACATTGATGAAGAAGGAAACTTTGATTACATCATCATCCCGGCACAAGAGTTTATACCGATTTACGACAATACCAAGCGAAAGAATCTCATAAACGGCATCAGGGTGTATGAACTGGATGACGGCACACTAAAGATTGAGTTGTGGGATACCGAAATGGTTACCTTTTATGAAATGGTACATGGAAACATCGAATTGGATGCTTCTATTGAAGTGAATCCACAGTCTCATTGGTATAAAGGGGAAAACGGCTTCGGATGGGGTAAGGTTCCATTCGTTGAGTTTGCTAACAACAGTAAAAAAGTTGGAGATTTAACCTTTTACAAGGACTTTATAGATGCTTACGACAACTTAACAAGCGATACTACCAACACTCTTGAGGACATTCAAGAGATTTTTTATGTGCTTAGAGGATACTCCGGTACTGATATGGACCAAGCAGTAACCAATCTGAAACGATATAAGGGTGCTGCTGTTGATGCGGAAGGCGGTATCGAAACCGTCAAGGCAGAAGTTCCGGTGGACAGCATTGAGAAGTTCTTAGATCGTATTGTGGGAGACATATACCAATTCGGACAAGGAGTTAATACGAATACCGATAAGTTCGGTAACAGCCCATCAGGTATTGCGCTCAAGTTCTTATTCTCCTTACTCGATATGAAAGCCAATGTCCTGGAAAGAAAGTTTGCCAAAGGGTTAAGGCAATTCATGTGGTTTGTATGTGAATATCTTGGAGAAACCAATCAAGGGAACTTTGACCACAAGGACATCACGTTTACGTTTAACAAAGCGATGTTAATGAATGAAGCAGAACAAGTTGACATGCTTATGAAGAGTCCGGAGTTGTCTGTTCGGACGAAGATGGAGAACCATCCGATGGTTACGGATGCACAGGTGGAAATGGCTAGGCGAGAAGAAGAGAACGAAGGCATGATTGACCTCGATAATGAGGAAGTAGAGGAAGATGAATAAGAAACAACGTCAAGCTGCTAAACGGTTGGATAACCTGGAAAGGGAGTTTGAACGAGAGCTTATTCGCAATTACCAAATATCCTTGAAAGAACTACGGTCCAAGATTGCGAAGATATACCAGGAATATGACGGTGATTGGTATGAGATGCAGAAATACAATCGCCTTTCTAAACTGGAAAAAGAAATTGCCAAGGAGATAGGCAAGCTCACGGGTAAGAACGCCCAAACGCTGAAGAAAAGCCAGCGGCACATTTATGAAGAGGGCTATTACCAAACAGCTTACATCTTATCCGATGCAGTAAACGCAGACTTAGGCTTTGCGCTCTTGGATAAAGATGAAATAGAGAGGGCTATCGAAAATCCGTTAGATCGTATCGGTTTCTTGGAACGCAACCGGGATAATCAGCAGCGACTAACCAGGCAATTAAGAGAAAACTTAGCACAAGGGTTAATACAAGGGGAGTCTTTCCGAAGTACAGCCAAACGAATCAAAGAGAGAATGGATGTAGGGGCAAGCAAGGCTCTCACCATTGCCCGAACAGAAAACCATAGAGTAAGAGAACAATCACGGCATGATGGCATGGTAAAAGCATCCGAGGCTGGATTGAGATTGAAGAAGGTATGGATAGCTGCACAACAGGATAGAACAAGAGAGGCTCACTCAGAGGCAGATGGCCAAGAAAGATATATTGATGAACCATTTGAAGTGGACGGGGAAGAGTTGATGTATCCTGGCGACCCATCCGGTAGTGCAGACAACGTAATTAATTGCCGTTGTGACATGTTGGAAGTACCGGACGGATTTGAAAGCAATGCAAGCGCCGTGCAGAATGTCAGTTATGATTCCTATGACGATTTCAAATCCAACCTGTCGAAATAAGCCACGTTTACAAACGAGCCTAAGAAGCATACTCTAATAAAAAGGAGTGATGCTATGAAAATAGATGTGATTAACGGGCATTTGCCTAAACAATGTATGGAAATGGTCAGGAATATCTATAATCACCCCAATACGAATAAACATACGAAGCAGTTTATCCGGTTTGAACTTCAACGAATACTAGGAAGAGAGTATGATATAAAAGGTTATTTGCAAGAAAAGTCGAAATAAGCCACTTCTAAGAAGGATTTTTCGGTATACTATAGAATATAGACAATATTATCCAAATTTGAGGAGTGGTTTCATGAGATTATTATGTATTTTCTTACCGCCAGTACCAGTGTTTCTTTATGGAAAGCCCATTCAAGGATTAATCAATATCCTGTTGTGTTTGTTACTGTGGATTCCGGCCGTCATTCATAGTTGGGGAGTCGTAACCGATGCCAAGGCTGATAAGCGAATGAAGAAGCAAGTGAAATTACAAGCTAAATATAACAATAAGACATCCTCATAACAGGGTGTCTTTTTTGTTGGGAAGAAGGTGCTTGGATGGATGAAGAAGTGTATTTCACCAATAAGGATATTGAGAATTATTTGTTTCGTGGACTTATTGAACAGGGATATTCACCAAGCGAAGAAGAATTAGAAGTTTTGGCAGAGTTATTCTTTGATTTTCTCTTAACTGTGGGGGGAGAAGAAACTTAATAAAGGATGTGGTCACATGTTTAAACGTTTATCCCGATATGGGGGAAAGGCTAGGGTGGTCCATCTTATCTCCGTTTGCTAGTCGGTTATCTAGCTTGACCTGGATATGTCATTAAACTGTCTATTTATTATGTCCGCAGTCATGCGTTAAATGGCTATCCTACCGGAGACTATACTTCGTTAACAAATGTAAGGAGAGATAAATATGAAACGTGAATTTCTTAAAGAATTAGAGTTAGAAGAGGAAGTAATCAACAAAATCATGATCGAACATGGCAAAACGGTCAATGACATCAAAGATAAGGCTGATAAAGTGGATACACTGGAAAGCCAAATCGAGAATTATAAGCAGCAAATACAAGACCGTGATACGCAGCTTGACGAATTGAAGGAAAAAGCCAAGGGGAACGAGGAAATGCAGCAAAAGATTGCTGACCTACAAAAAGCAAATGAAGAAGATGCTAAACAGTGGGAAGGTAAGCTGTTGGAAGAACGCAAAGAAGCTAAATTGGAATTGGCTTTGAAAGATGCGAAAGCCAAGAACAACAAGGCTGTAAAAGCTTTAATTGATGCAGAGAAAATTAGTTTAGATGGTGATAATCTTATTGGACTGGAAGAACAACTCAAAAAGGTCCAAGAAGAATCGCCTTATTTATTTGGTGAGGAAGAAACACCGAAGGGAAGGCAACCACACACGCCGCAGAATCCAGACGGTGGCGGTGCTGTAAAGAATCCTTTCTCTAAGGAAAACCTCAACCTTACCGAACAAGGAAAAATCATCCGTGATGACCCGGAAAAAGCAAAACAATTAATAAGCCAAGCAGGGGGAAATCCTGCAATTTATGGACTATAAAAGGAGAGATTTTAAATGGCAGTAACAAGAGTATCAGACGTAATTATTCCAGAGGTATTTAACCCATATGTAATTAACACAATTGAGGAGCGCAGCGCTTTGGTTCGTTCTGGAATCATGTCAAGCGTGCCGAATTTAACTGTGCCAAATGGTGGAGATAGTGTAAATATGCCTTTCTGGAACGACCTTGACGGTGATCCGGAAGCGATTCAGTCTGATTATGCATTGACTCCAGAGAAAATCAATGCAGGGAAAGACGTTGCGAGGGTATTTACATTTGGTAAAGCATGGAGTTCCGAGGACATAGCAGCAGAGTTAGCGGGTTCTAACCCTATGCAAGCTATTGCAGACCGTACAGCCGACTATTGGACACGTTCCCAACAAAACATGCTTATCCGTATGCTTAACGGTGTATTTGCGGATAACGCTGCTAATGATGATGGCGACCTTATCTTAGATGTTTCTGATGAGAGTGGAACTGGCGAGACAGCAAGCGGTGATGTTTTCATTGATGGCGCTCAATTACTTGGAGATGCCAAAAACAAATTCACGGCTATTGCTGTACATTCCCGTGTTCATGCTAACTTGCAAAAAGCGCAATTGGTTGAATATCTTCCAGAGAATCAAATCGACATTGGTTTCGGTACGTACCAAGGGAAAACGTTGATTGTTGATGACAATCTTCCTGTAATCGATGGTACTACAAGCGGTAAGAAATACACTTCTTACTTGTTCGCTTCCGGTGCTGTTGGTTATGTAGCAGGTTCTCCAAAAGTGCCTACTGAAACAGATCGTAACAGCTTGAAAGGTGAAGATATTCTAATCAACCGTCAGAAATTCATCATGCACCCTCGTGGATTCCGTTGGACTGAAAACAATGTTACTGGCCAAATGCCTACACTTGCAGAAATGGAAGCTGCTGCTAACTATGATCGTGTTTATGACAAGAAGAAAGTTCGTGTCGTCCAACTTGTAACAAATGGCTAAGAGCTGGGATAACCCGGCTCTTTTTTATATGGAGGTGGAACAATGGGAGCTACAACCTTTTATCTGTTAGAAAAAGAAAAAAGGGAGCGTGAAGCAAATGCCAAAACCGAATCGGGGAACCAAGAAGGACATGAGACTGAAGCGCAATCGGAAGGCCAGAGGACGGAAACAGAAGAACAATCCAAGGAGCAAGAAACGCTAAATGATAAAACTGTTCCGGAACTTAAAAAGCTGGCGAAGGATGAAGGCATTGATGGTTATTCCACCATGACTAAAGCGCAGCTAATTAAAGAATTAGAGGGGTGATTGCGTGGTAACAGTTAGTCAAGTGCAATCTTCTCTTGGTTTAAAGAATAAAGAGGAACAAATAGCCGAATTGATTCCGGTTGTCGAGAATCACATCAAAGGATACTGCGGGATTAAAGAAATACCGCCGGAATATGAGTTGAATCTTATCAAAATGATTGAATTCCAATTAAACTCCAAAGCAGGAATCACATCAGAAAGCCTGTCACGCCATTCTGTAGGATATGCAGACAATTACCCTAGCAATGTGTTAAGAGGGCTCAGAAGGCGGCTGAGATGGTGAGAGCTATAGTTGAACGTTACACTACTGTTGATGATGGTATGGGGGGAGAAACGCACGAATGGGATACTCATTTGGAATTGGAAGGCACACTGGATCAGTTGAGTGCCGATGAAGTGTTGGCCAATGAAAAACTTGGTGTAGTATCCTCCCATATATTCATCATCTTTGAAATAGTCGATGTAAAGGAAACGGACAGGATGATTATTGGTGATAAGATATACCAAATCAACAATGTCGATAATCCAAACAACCTCAACCGACAACTGGAAATAAGTTTGGAATATACGGGTGATACAGTTGGTTAAATACACTTCTAACCGTAAACAAGTGATTCAAGCCATGGATAATGCCAACAAAATGATGCTGAAAGCAGTGGGTATGGCCGGAGCAACTCATGTAAAGCAAGTCATCCAAGCTAAGAACTTAATAGACGAGGGTAACTTATTGGGAAGCATTGACCATCAAGTGGATGAGACAGGGGTTTACGTTGGTTCTAAATTGACAAGCGAAGAATATCCTATCTATTTGGAAAAATCGACATCAAATATCCAAGGCAAAGAGTATCTCCGGCCTGGCATCATGAACAACCTTGGCAATTTGAGACAGGTTGCTGAAAGGAATTACAAGTTATGAAGCATATCATGACTGCGATATACCAAGTGATTGATAACGCACATTCTTATAAGACTTATCAGGGGAGAGCTTCGCAAAATGGAGCTTTCCCCTATGTTGTTTATAAACTATTCCCTGTGGACCCGACAGAAAGCGGAAGAGATGACTACACGTTGGAAATAAGCTGTTGGGATAAAGGGGAAGGCACATCACATGGAACGGTGGTGGAAATAGCCGAGCAAGTCAGGCAATCTCTTTTGGACTTTCGCTTGCTGGATGAACACAACTTGATTGTGGCTACTCGTCCAAGTGTCGGTTACGTTCCCGATCCAGATGAATTAATCAAACGTTATGATGTGACCACCACATTATTGACGTATAGGAGGTAATGAAATGGCTGTTAATCCAGTAGGAGTGACACAGAACACGCCCGAGCGCATGTTATTGGATGCCGGGGCAATCTATAAAAATTTAACATATGACGATACAACTGGAGACTTCACAGGAGAAGTATTGGGCGCTACTAGTGGCGGTAATGAATTTCAAGTGGAAATCGAAACACGGCAGCCGGAGTTGGACGGAGTAAAAACCCGTATCCGAGGTTTGAAATTCGTCAACTCTCATGAAGCGCAATTGACCGTAAACTTGAAAGAACTTACAGCCCAGAACATAAAAAACGCCATTGGTCCTGCTGATATAGATGATACCGATTCAAACTTTGATATTGTCACAGGCCGTTCCAACATTGAAGATGGAGATTATCTGGATAATATTGCTTTTGTAGGGCGCTTAAGCGGTAACGATAGGCCTGTAGTCATTTTGCTTAAAAACGCTCTATCCGCCGAAGGTTTCACCATGAGTACAGAGGATGATGGGGAAGCTGTTGTTCCAATCGTATTCCATGCACACGCAGACTTTGAAGATATTGAATCTGGAAAAGTCGCGTATCAAGTGTACTGGCCAAAAGAAACCACAACATAAGGAGAGGGGCAACCCTCTTCTTTTTTATTATTAGGAGGTAATTATGCGGAATATTAAATCAATGGACTTAATCACGATCATGTCAATATTAAGCAAAGCAAACGTAAAGCAAAAGCTAGTTAACTTGGAAGTACCTGAAGGTGTCACAGAGCAACAATACGGCGTTTTATTGGTACTTACCGTATTAGAAGGTGTGCCGGAAGCGAAAGGCGATATACTTGCTTTCTTGGCTGATGTTTATTCGCCCATTCGTGTAACTCTCGCTGATGTCTATCCATCCGGTTAAAGCTGACACTCTTATTGACGAGATTCGATTTACGGATGGATGCGCCTTTCCCTTTGATTTTCACGGTTATCTCCTTTCTGGATAGTTGGTAAATCCTATCTTGATAACAATGTATGCAGGGTGGGCTTGGTTGTTTACACAATTATGTAATTTAGTTTGCATTATTGTGTAATTTGATTTATAATAAAATTAAGGTAATAATAGAAGGAGGTGGAACATATAATTGGAGGTTGCGGAATTGAAGAAGAAAGTACGATCTAAATTAGGTGAAGTATTGGAATCTAAAGGAATACGAAAAAAATGGGTTGCTGACAATATCGGCGCTACCCAAGCGCAAGTGAATAGATGGTGCAACAATGATAAAGATGGAGTCGCTGAATCCACTCCTTCTGTTTACTATATATTGCGGTTAGAGAAGCTGCTTGATGTGAAGGTGAGTGATATGTACGAAGAAACTACCGAAGAGTAGACCCAAAATGCGACAAAGAAAGGATGAAATAAATGGCAAGTAAAACTATTCACTATTGCGATGTTTGCGATAAGGAAACACAAGATAACAACCTTTTTCATGCCAAAATGAAAATCGAACAAGGCGCTAAAGATTTTGTTTATTGCACGTTAGATGTATGCGAGGAATGCTTAGAGGAAACGGGATTCGTTGCTAGTCATGGGAATAGTTCTAACAATAGCAGAAGAACAGAGCGCGGCTTTGGTATATGGTCAAAATGGTTCAAAAAAGGTAAAAGAGTTAAGTCGTAATCCGACCAAACAGAGGCGTAAACAATAATTGAATAATTATTTTTGGTTGTATCGTAAATACTTTTCCAGGAGGAGAATGATGCGAGACAAATATTTAGGTAAAACGTTTGTAAATAAAGAGGGAAGAGAAGCTGTGGTGGTTGGGTTTCCGAAGTTCAGCAATACGCATGTGATCGCCCGTTTCCTCGAATCAGGATATTCTGATGTTTTCGAAGTTGGGAATCTGGTTAAAGGGAATTTTAAAGACTATGGAGTCCCTACCGTTTACGGTGTCGGGTATTCGTACAAAGGGGCTAAAAAGAATAACTTAAAAGTGTATAAATCATGGAGTCATATGCTAGAAAGATGTTACTCAAAGCGATTCAGTGCATATAAATGGTACGGTGGCAAAGGGGTAAAAGTGCATGAAGATTGGCTTCATTTCAGGAAATTCGAGAACGATATAAAGAAACTTAAAAACTACGATAAATTTTTAGTGGACCCGTTCGAGTACACTCTCGATAAAGATATTATAGGTGACGGAATGTTATACTCTAAAGATACTTGTGTGTTTGCATCAAGAAAAGAACAGGTCTACGCACAAAAACGAATGAGACCTATTAAAAGTTTCTCTGAGGATGGCGAAGTGAAAGTATTCTCTTCAATCAGAGAAGCTTGCAAAGAGTTGAAAGTCCAAAACGCTAATGTATATAAAGTATTGAACGGAACAAGAAAACATACATGCGGATACAGGTTTGAAAGGATTAGCCCCACCGAATAAAGTGGGGCTTTTACCTTTACGCTACCTTACTAATTTCCTTACGTGTTTGCGGTCCCGCTTTTCCATCAACAAGTATGCCACGATCCCGTTGAAAGGCTTTGACCGCTGCTACCATTAAAGGACCGTAGGAGTTATCTAGCGCCCCTTTATAAAAGCCGTAATACTTCAATATCTCTTGCAGATAACCGACTTGCTTTCCTTTGGAGCCATATACAAGGTTTACGGTCGGAACGGTGAAGTTAGGCTTGTTATCCGCTACTTTCACAAGGTCTTCTCTCGCTGTAATGTAGTAAACAGCGCCTTTTGAGTTCTCCACTTCATACATTTCACTCTTGCCAACTTTGATTTTCTTTCTAATAGTCCATCCCATACCATAACTGAATGAACCGACTGGGTTATCAAAGGATGGTTCCTTGTAGAAGTTTATTCCTTCTGAACCTCTGTAAATGGACTCTACCCGTTTACCTTTGTCGGACGTTGAAACAGTTGATACAGATACGGATTCAGTAGTGGCAGATTTGACTTGTGTTTCCTTGCTTGCTGATTTGAATACACCATCTTTGAAATCATCAAACCGACTAAGCAGTTTTCTTGGACAGTTTTTCCCTGACCAATGCTTATGAGGTACAACACGGTCAATGCTAAGGTCATGATCGTCTAGCAATTTCCGCACCAACCATTGTGCATTAGCAACAGCCTTTTCAAAGTCACCGTCTGCATTTTCGCATATCTCGATACCGATTGATTTCCTGTTACCGGACCCGTTTGCCCCGTCGCCGGCATGCCAGCCATTTTCATTAGTCGGTAAGTGCTGATATATCTCTTTGTCATCCACTGTAAAATGCCAGGATGCACCACGACCACCACCGCCATTCAATAGATAACGAGAGTGCATTTCTGCATTGGCTCCCTTTGATGCATTGGCTGTATTGTGAATGGTGATATACTCTGGATTCATGCTGTATGCCGGGCGTAACGAACGGTAAAACGTAGGGATATACTTTTTGATGATTTTAACCATGTTATCTCCTCCTTATTTTGTCGTGCCTGGTCTTGACTTAACTAACTCAAACAATCCTGTACCGGATAACCCGGCAAATCCTCCGGCCCATAACCTCAATACAAGCTCCATATCGGAAAATGGATAGGCTATGGCTCCAACTAAAATCCCCACCGCAAAGGATACGGCAGGGACGATTGCTTTCGGCATATTCACGGTTCTTTTGATTAGCTCCACCAATGCCAATACGATGGGGAGCAATAGGGTTGCAAAGGCTAATACTTCTTCCATTGTTATCTACCTCCTATTTAAGTCCTAACTGCATAAGAAGCATGGCTCCGATCAATAAAAAAGCAAGACCCCACCATCTGTTGCGTTGGTCTCGCCGTTCTTGTTCGTATCGCTTTGCTTCATCTTCCTTCTCTTTCTCCCACTTCTCCTCCCACTTATCACCAAGAGCCTTCAAGCCAGTTTTCAACTCGCTTATATTCTCCATTAAGTGTGTTTGGGACTGCTGCATAAGTTGACTTGATGACCGTAAGTCTGTAACATCTGACCGCAATTTTTCCACCTTCTCTTTTAACTCACGAATGTCATCTGTGTTATTGGCAACATTCTTTTCGATGAGTTGCACCTGCTGTTCACCCACTCTCTAGCCTCCTTTGTAAGGGAGGTTTACTGTTCTCGACCCCCTGAGAATTTTAAAACTAAAGCAGGAATTTTCTCTCTTGATGTCGTATTTGTTATTACCGCCCGGAATAGACCCTGTCCGGGTGGGAGAGGGTGCTAACCCCACCCTCGTTTTTCTCCATAAAAAAGACGCTCGGAGTGAGCGCCTTCACTGTGTCGCAATATTGTNTTCACTTCTTCTGTCAGCCGGGCTTTTGTCGTCCATAAGAACCGAAAACATGTCCGATAAAAATAAGATTGAGAAGATATTTGAGTACACCGGAACACACGTCAAAGGGTTAAATGGCAACGTGAAGAAGTGCCAATTTATTCGTAAAGCCAAAATGGAGAATGGAACCGAATATGTGTACCGTCTGCCGTTGGGATTGCCTTATAAGCAGTTGCAGCACCTGAACAAGAATATCGGCGTATTCAAAGACGGTCTGCATAAGAATGTGGAAGTAGAATTTGATGGGGGGATGTTACACTTGTACGTTTATGAAACGGATTTACCAAAGAAGTGGGAATACAAAGAAGTTGTACCGTTACTAAAGAATAAATGGAATATCCCGATAGGAAAGACACATAAAGGGTTGGTCTGGCATGACTTTGACCAGATACCGCATATGGTGGTGGGTGGTACTACCAGATATGGCAAGACAGTCAATTTGAAAGGGTTGATGACTTCTCTTATCTTATCCAATCCACATGATGTAGAGTTTTACATTATTGATCTAAAGGAAAAATTGGAGTTTGGCAAATATGAAAAGTTGAAGCAAGTAACACAAGTTGCTGGAAATCCCAAAGAAGCTGCTGATATGTTGGAGGACTTGAGGAAACGCATTGTGAAGATGATGCAAGCTTTTGGTGCATGTGGATACACAAACATTACGGAAACGAATGATAACAAGCGAATATTTGTCATAGTGGATGAAGCAAATAGACTGGTTCCCCAAAACAGGCACGACAAAGACAAAATGTTTTGCCAAGAAATGCTAGAGTTGATTGCATGTATAGCTGGCGGTTTAGGTGTCCGTTTAATCTTTTGCACCCAGTATCCAGTCTCGAAAACAATGCCAAGGGATGTAAAACAAAATTCCGATGCAAAAATGTGCTTCCGAATCCAAAATAAATACGCCAGTGCTGTGGTGTTGGGAGAGGAAAACGGTCATGCTGCGGAACTCCCGGACATAAGGGGACGGTGTATGTTGGTGCAAGGACCGAATCTTTTAGAGATGCAAGTACCGTATATCAGCGACAAAACGATGAACGATTTGCTTGTCGATTACATGAAAGGAGCAAGAAAGGACGTTACACCGGATGAAGCAGAAACAGGAGAAAATACTATTGAGTTTATCCCGATTGGGGATGCTTAATAGAAGGCAAATACAGCACCTACACGACACGGGGAGCGTTCGGAATACTAACTATCTCATGCAGGATTTAAAGCCATACACGGACTATCTGGAACGCTCAAATGGGCGGATATATAAACTTAATCAGAAAGGAATCAATCTGTTAGGCGAAGGTACTTTGTTGAAATGGGGGAATGTGGAACACCGGATAATCAGAAACGATGTCTATATCAAATATCGGCCGGACAAATGGTTTCCGGAAACAGAAATCAAAGTGAAAGGCGTAAAGGTATTGCCGGATGCGGTGTTTCAATCTGGCATGACGTATAAAATTTTAGAGGTGGATCGTACCCAACGATGGTATAAGAACAAAAAGAAGATGGAGGACTATGCCAAGTTAAAGGAAACAGGTGCTTTCCAGAAACAATACGGACACTTTCCTACTATTATATGGGTGGTGGATATGGAGAGCAGGATTCCGAAGATTAAGCAGTTGGGAAAGGAGTTAGGGCTGTTGTGTGAGGTGTATGGAGTAAAAATGTGA